GTCATGCACTGTCATTTTTCCAAGGAGCATGTGAATAATCATGAAAATACAATACACACCGCACTCTGAGTCGTTTTTCTGATGACGAACGTTGTTTATGTATTCTTTGAAAGGGATACCATTTGCTTCCCCTTGTTCGCGTACTCTCTTCATAAATGCGCGAATCCGGCGTTGTGGTCGATCACCCGTACTATCGAAGAAAAAGATGACCCGTGCTCTCACATCGATAAACATCGATACCCAGTGTTCGCCTGGTTTATCATGAGGGTCGGTGTTAAAAACAATCCCGATTTTCTGCTCGCCATTTTTCACATGTTTCATAATATCGAAATTGCAGAGTTCATCCCAAACGCACTCTCCGTCCTCTAATACTTCGTCGAAATCCACCGGTGATGGCCCAATAAATATAAAAGAAGGAACCGCATGCTCGTACTGTTTCAGTGAATTCGCGATATCAATGCTTGATAGCCATTCATGTATATCTTTCTTCCACTCTTTCGGTGCTTGCGGCGCAAATGTATAATGAAGCATCTCTTTATCCATTCCAGATGTTGCGAAACTCTGGCGTAACCAACATGCCTCTTGATGACAAACACGGTTCATGTATGTTTTTAAAGCAGTCCAGATCGCGCGAGGGTCGGTGTCTGTGATTTTCTGATCGGGGTGCCGTTTATTCCAAAGCGATTTCAACTTTTCGAGAGATTTGGAAGAGTAACAAGAAAAATCCTTGGTCTCATTGATATTGGGGTCAGTCTCATCTCTCGGTGCACAAGATACAGACTTGAATTTTTCGTTATTGTTCTCATGAAGTTTGTTTCCACCGATTGTTTCTTCTTGTGGTTGTTGCTCCATTTTGAATACTAAACTTATACTAACCTACCATAAAAAATTGATTCAATAAACTAAAATAGAATCGTATGAAAGAAAGTCATGGTTGTCGTTACACGTTCTCGTAGTAGTGGTGGTGTCAAAATACTTACTCCTTCTTTTCGCGCGGCGAGCGCGCGCTCATACAAAATATATACCGGTGGTTTGAAATCAACGACGAAGCAGAAATCGCCAAGATGGACGAAGATGAATGATGAAGAACCAATCATCGCGGATCAAGCAGAAGAAGCAGTATATCTCTCTGATGATGTCACTGACGTTACTGACGCTGTTGATGCTGCCGCCACGCTCTCAGGAATGAAAACCATGAACAAGTATGCGTGCATGAATCCAATGCATCCAGTCACGCGTTACATGTATCGCATTCAAGTTTTCAATAGTGAGCGTACATTGCATTACAAGACCGCGTATATCGGATACAATAACAAGAACAGGCTCTATTACATCCACACCATCATTTCCAATTGTTACAAGAACTCATTTCCCGACGATGACAGTCATTCGGACTCTTCTGGATTACCACTTCCAGTGAACACGCTTCAAACCAAATACTCGTCCTATGTGACGGATTCGATCGAAAACTACATTATGACCATGGTGGTCCCGTCAAGAGAATATGACTACTTCATTCAAGACGACATGATTGGTGTTGTGACTACAGAATCCGACTTTTGCGATACTGTATTCGGCCAGGAATCGTCTTACTACGACGTGGAGCGATTGTTACATGACGATTCCTCAAATGAAACAATCAATGGATACAAAGCGTTTTCTCTGATACCTTCTCGAAGTTACTGGTTCGATCCACTTGTCGCGGAGACACATTCAACCGCATACTCTGCCTATACGATTCATTCTGTTCTTAGCATATTGTCTCAGTCCCAGTGAGACGCCGACGCCGCTGACCCCGCGGACGCCCGTTTCATGATTTCATTCTGATAGTCACGCACTTTTGGTAATCGCGCATTTATCTCTTGATCACTATTTCCAGGAATCGGTTTCATTACAATAATAAAATCGTCCATTGTTTTTTTTCGGATACACATCTTGTTTGCAAACGACATGATTTTTCCGGTGAATGTACTCGTGGCAGAGACAGCGGACGACGGTGCAGGAGCCGCATGCGGAATGAGTGATGTTTGTTCATCGTCTTCCGGGGCGGGGCTAGGTGAACGTGAATCCGTCGTCAGGGCTACCGAAGTTTCTTGTATCTTTTTATGTAATTCTTGACGGACAGTTTGAATGTCTTCTTTTACTTCTGTTCGTTGGTCTTGTTCCACCATTTCAGTAATGTCACTCCATTTCAAGTATTCAATACACGATTTCAAATATTCTTCGTGCGCGTGGTTGATATCATCATTTTCACATCGTTCATCAAATAAGTCACACGTCATCGCCAATATTCGTTCTTTATAGTACGCTTTTTCTTTGGAAAATTGTTCGATGAGTGTGTCGCTGGTATTTGCAACTTTTTTTTTGTATTTATCATACCGATTACGATTTGACATAACTGACAGTGTAAGTTGACTTAACACATCCCATTCGTCTTTTCTTGTGCTGCTTGTTGTGTCTTCTTCTCGTTCTTGATCCATTTTGTAAATATATTATATGTTATAATAGAACAATAATTCGGCATGGATTGTTATATTATACTACGTGAAGTTATGTTTATATTCACTTGTCGCGGTGTCGCGGTGTCACGGTGTCACGCCGTCACGGCCTACTTACATCCGATTTCGCATGGTCAAATGTTCACGCGCGTTCGATGATGCCGTTGCGCGAGGTATATGCGTTGGAAATTTCCCCTGGTTTTCATTATTTTCACGTTCTGCCTCAGACCTCCCAGTAAAACCCTCCTCAATATGAGCGAAGTGTACCTTCTGTTTTTTTTCTTTGTTCTTCTTCTTCAGTTGTTCTTCCGGAATGCGACTTGTGGCAGGTTCGTTCGAAGGACCGCCTTCTCCTGTACAGAATCCATCATACGTGCAATTCAGCGTACGAAGTTGGAATCGTGTAGAGTTTTCAAAAGTGAGTTTGCCTAAATTGTTCGGATTCGGATTCATTGGTGCGAAGTTTGTTGCTCCATTCTCAAATAAGTACGGGTTTGGTTGTTCAACGGGACGTGCATCAATCATCACTTCGTATAAATCACTTCTCGAGTCTGGGACGTAAACTGCGCGGTCGTTGCGTTGAAGTGCGAAATACTGGTTTCGAAGAGAGGACTCAAGATTCACACGTTCAGCCCATCCACGCCACGGGGCTTTCGCATTTCCTGGATTGAAAACGGTTTCGGTGGTGAAATGTTGATAAGGCGGGATTTCTACAGTCGGAACCGGTCGTGTTTCTAAAATCGGCATCATCGCGTATTTGGATGAAAGAGGGCGAACACTATACGCTGGTCGAAGATCCGTAGATGGAATATTTCTTTGAGATATACGTTCATTGATTTCATCAAGTCGGTCATGGTGATTTGTGTATGCTCCATTTACAACACCATAGAATTCCATTTTTACTTACTTTATAATATGAAAATATATTAGTAAAAAAATTGAAATCTTTTTACTACTATGTTTGGAATACAGTGTTCAATACGTCGTATTATGTCGGTTACTACTACTGGTTCTGCAGCTGGTTCTGGATCGTCGAAAATGTTGAAATATCTGATTACAGGAACGACCGAGTTTGTTCGGCCAACCCGGTCATTTGACCACAAAGGAGCAAAAAAGGTAAGTTGGATCTGCGGTGGTGTGCCGTCGATTGTGATCAAAAATCAAGAGGAATCTGTGACAATCAAGCCATTCGACTCTGATGTGGAGTTCGATATTCCACGCAAAGTGTTCAATGAGACGTTTGTGCCATGTGCGCGTGATGACACCAGTGTATTCAGTGATGTTTACCCTGGCGGAAAGGTCCCGTTCTCTGAATTCAATGTCCCCAAAATCAATATCAAGTGTCTTCTTGACGCCTTCAAAACAAACACATCGCTTACTACAATCATCGAAAAATGCAAACAGGACGCTTATGTCTCAAAAGGAAATACAAAATGCATCAAAATTGACGCGCTTCATCAGTTCGAGGCTGCTGCCGCTACCGCTTCTGTTGATGAGGGTGCAGCGGGCGGTGGTGCTGCTGGCACCGGATCTTCACTCACACGAACTGGAGACCCCTACTTCAACCGTCGGTCTCGCCATAGCCCTCCCGTGCCGAAATCAATGACCCGCGCGGAGTATGAATCATGCCCGTCATTTCCACGACCGATTGGCGTCAGAGAAGCTGACTTTGCGTGGCCCACTGAACAAAATGACATCTTGATCTCACTCATCAAACAGATCTTCGCTTGTGAAGGTGCTCCAGAACTGCCAGTGGCGATTCAACAACAGTTGGGTATTGCAGGCGGTTCAATCGCGCCGAATAGCCACAAGTGTTTATGGTGCGGCAATATCGTAAGTGTTCAAGAACTCAACCAGTCATACTGTGCGGAAGAACACAGCGTCAACTTCTGCCACCGTGATCCTGAAACGGGTACGAAAGCCGGGAATGTTTACATCGGTCACTGCTCATGCAATCGAGAACAAGGTGGGCATTCCGAAGAGGAGCGAATCGAGCAAATTCTGCGTCTTCTTCGCGCCAACCCCGATCATCAAAAAAAATACGCAGGCGCATTTCGGGATCTCTTTACAGCAACGCCGGTGACGCCTTCGACGAAGGCTCCGTATACGAATACACACCAAATGGTGATGTCATACGAGGATATATTGAATTCGTATTAAATACAAAGAGGATTTCGGTTTACAATTACAAACGCAATGCGTTCAATGCGGTCAGTGCTTCGACCATTTTTTTTGTCATATTCACGTCGATATTTGTATCCATAAGAATCCCTGCGATATCGCTGTCGCCCAATGACGCCATTATACTCCCCGTTAAATAGGCGGTATGCTGAACAATGAAGTCTTTCTTGGTAATATTTGCGAATAAGATATACAAGGTGTTCATATTCTTCGGGCGAAGGACTGTGACGCCGTTTGTTGATATATAGTTATCAGAATCGTCCAAAATCACGCAGTATGATACGGTGCCTTCCAACTTACTCACGAGAATATCGTATTTCTGAAGCGCATATTTGGCTCGTGATGGCAACTCCCATCCATATAACTCTTTGCTACCATATAACGGGGTGGATATCTCGCCGATGTCGATGTACTTGTATTTTTTATTCTTCTCGATTTTGGTCGCTTTCAAGACGAGTTTTGATAGGTCGCTGATCGGAACACAACCTGGCGTGGATGTCAATTTTGATAATAGCAACCGGTAGATACGGCTGTATCGCTTCACGTCCAGTATCAGGTTTTGTAATGACGATGACTCTACCGTGTCGTATAGTGGGGTAGAGGGGACCGCGGGAACCGAAGCAGCGACATTCGATACGTTACAGTCTACCGCAAACTGCGAAAGTTGCCCAGCACATTCAACCAGATCATTATCGACGATCGGGTGTCCTTCATCATTCATCATGATATCACCCGTTTCTCGGACAATCCGGTATTTCACCGGCGTATTTGCTTTTGACAATTCATACCCAATGTTGGCAACAGATGATATGAAGATTGGGTATGGCTCTGTCACCAGTGCTGCTGCCTTCTTCTGCACAACCAAAATATATGTATTCACACCGGTTCCACTACGTTTGAATGACTGTTTGGGTAACTCAATCGATGCAATCACTCGATGACGCAGTAATAATTCACGAAGCTCCATGCACGGCTTCGTTGAATTCCCAACATACCCAGCAGGAACGATCGCAAACATGATACCATCCGGCTTTAGTAGTTTGAGGCCTAATTCTAAAAATAGAATACCGATTTCCTGTTTCTTTTTTCCAACCCCAAGCTCGTAATGTTGTAAGATGGCTTCGTCTGTGACGACAGTGCTTGAACCGAATGGAGGATTCATTGTAACATAGTCGAACGACAACGACGACGACGCATCCGCGGTGTTAGGGTGAAATACAAGTGAATTCTTGCATTTGATATGGTAGTTCGTTTTCCTATTCAACTCATAATTGAAACGACATAGCTGTAATGCATGCTCATCGATGTCCCAGATATGAGTATTTCCGGTGTAATGAATTAGTAGATCGCCGGTTCCTCCGGCCGGGTCGACTGCTGACTTTTCACTACCGCCAACCATGACTGCGTTTATGAAATCCGATATTGTTAACGGTGTATAGAATTGATCCAGCTTGTATCGCGTAAGTTTGCTACCGAAAAGCATGAATATCTCTTGGGTTATTTCCTGGTTTGTGAAATCGATTGCTTGAATGACTTCCATGACATCGCGGAATTTTGGGTCGATCACGAACGATGTCGGGAGTGTCTTTGAATCCGCCGCATTCTTTCGTTGTTCGAATAACGATGTCAATACGGCGATCCGGTCTTCTTGCTTGACACCTTTATTGTGAAGAAGCTGGTTGATATGGTTGATATGCTTGGCGTTGTCTATCGTGTTTGTCGACATTCTGCAGTGTCTTTATACACAAGTGGTTATTTATATCAATTTTATTATTTCGAATGCAGTTTTCGAACACACAGTAAAGGGTTTAAACGGTACATCGTGATTCACAATATACGTCACCGTTATCCAGAATGTGTGGTATATTTTATTTTCAAACGGTCGCACGACTATCATTGAAAGCGCTCAAAACATTACAGGAAAATTTGATTCTTTCATCACATCGCGGACCAGATAAGACTATCTTTGTGAATGATGACACGCGTGCATGGGGATTTCATCGACTTTCCATTAATGGGTTGGACCCTTCAGCAGATCAACCGTTTTATTTGAAAAAATGCCGCTTGATTTGCAACGGTGAAATTTATAACTTTCGTGACTTGATTCAAGAATTCGGTTTGGAAAATGAATACAAAAGTGGTTCGGATTGTGAAATCATTATTCACCTCTATCGTAAAATAGGTATCTCTGAGACGCTTCGACGATTGGATGGTGTATTTGGTTTTGTTTTGTATGACTACGAAAATGGCGTTACCTATGTCGCGAGAGATCCAGTTGGCGTTCGGTCTCTTTATATTGGTGTTACACGTCATGACGGATGTTTCGGACGCGATTACTCTGACTTGACATGTCTATCTATAAACCCATACTATTACGCAATGTGTGTCGCGAGTGAAATGAAGTCGATTCATGCAATTTGTGAGACGATTGTACAGTTTCCCGCAGGTTGTTATATGGAATATACCGGTGAAGAAATTACGGATGGTACCGCTATTTTCCGTACATATTATGACTATGCATACATACGTTACAAGTCAGGTGATCTATTCAAAAAAACGGATACGTTGTCATTGTTGGAGTGTCAGTTGAAGGAAATCGAAGTGGATTATTCTTATCCAGTAATGGACATGTATGGGAAGGACCCGATGCTGGTTGAAGAAGGAATCTGTGCCAATATTCGTAACCTCTTTACAAAAGCGGTCATCAAGCGTTTAATGAGTGAACGACCGGTTGGATGTTTATTGTCGGGAGGACTGGATAGTTCCCTTGTAACTGCAATTGTTTCGAGAGAATTGAAGCGGACGTCCCCGCATACTGTATTGAACACATATAGTATTGGACTAGAAGGATCAGTTGATCTCATGTGGGCTCGTCGTGTCGCTGAGCATTTGGGTACATGTCATCATGAGGTCGCATTAAGTGAAGACGAGTTTCTGAATTCAATCTTCGATACGATCTATCAAACCGAGAGTTACTGTACAACGACCATTCGCGCATCGGTGGGGAATTATCTTATTAGCAAGTATATTCAAGAACAAACAGAGGATGTTGTTATTTACTGCGGAGACATGTCGGATGAAATTTTCGGGTCATATCGCGGGTTCTTGAAGGCGCCTAGCGATGCCGACTTTCACCGAGAGAATGAACGTATGATACGTGATGTGCGGTTTTTTGACTTACTGCGTTCGGATAAAAGTATAAGCGGTGCTGGTTTGGAGGCGCGTGTTCCTTTTGCGGATAAAGAGTTTCTTACGTATGTGATGACGATTCCACCTCAGTTCAAACGGTTTACCGATGAGCGTATGGAGAAGTATCTTCTTCGGAAAGCGTTTCAGAATGAAGGTCTTCTGCCAGAGAATGTGTTGTGGCGAAGAAAGGAGGCATTCAGTGACGGTGTAAGTGCTGCAAATGGGGGAAAAACGTGGGTACAAATGATCAAAGAGCAATCGGATCGAATGGTAACCGATGTGGAATATAACAACAAAAATAACTATATGTATTCGATTTATAACCCACCATACGACAAGGAAAGCTTCTATTATCGACGGGTGTTTGAGACATTGTATGAAGGACGAGGCAGTACAATTCCGTATTATTGGCGACACCCATTTTGTGAAGGAGTGCTTGATCCAAGTGCGCGCTTGTTGTCATTTTATGTGTCCTCGGATAATCCGGCGTAGTGTGTAGTGTAGTGGTCTCGCACTCGCTCGAAATTTAATATGTGATTATAATAGACGATTTCGAATTTGGAAGGAGATGAACACAATCATCAATACAATAGAAGACGTAATTGCATCATTGATCTATGCAATTCGTGAGGCATTAGCACCTATCTTTACCAAATACAGCGCATATTTCAAATATATTGATTACTTCATTTATGGTACATACGGAATTTTATTGCTCGGATTTTATACTACAGTTCCGGAGTATATTCCTGTATTACGAAATATCTTATTGTATTCTGCAGTGATCATTTTATTACTTCGTTTCAACGACATATCCTGGAATAATCCGAAGTTCTCAATTCTTGGTGGAAGTAAATTTAGTGAGTTTGACCGACGTCTCATCTTATATACTTGCGTATTCATCTTAATCACTCATATTGCATCCGAAACAGTGTTTCAATACACGCAAAAACAAATATCGCAGAAGATTTTACAACCGGTAACTAGTGTTGGCGCCGATGTCGTAAACCCCTTCTATAAATATATTGCAAAATGGAAGTCATGAGTGGATTTTGACGTTGATAAAAAAATTGAAATGTTTTTATCAATGAATAACGTAGACAACGAACGAACCAACGAACGAACAACGAACGACAATGTCAGCAGGAAATGGAAGTGTACTCCAATGTGCGAGTGATGCTATACAAAAGGATCTCGATACCGTCATGGAAATACTTGAAGAACATCAAGGCAATATGCCAGAAGGAGCATATTTACGTGGTATGAATGCACTCGGATCATTGCACAAACACAAACGAACAACCCTTACGGCGATGCGTCCCGGAACTCTGTTGCGTTGCTGGAAAACACTTGACGAGATTGAAGAAGAAGACGAAGACCTGTACGATGAAATCATGGCAGTCGCGGATGACATCGTCGTCGAGTTATGCGGTGACGAATCCAGCATCTACGATGACGGAGAACACAATTTGGTTCATCGCGGGGACGAACGAGAGGTTGCAGCGCTCATCATGAACTACAAACCAATAGAAGGCAATGCCGGATTCGAAACGAGCCCAATGGTACTTCATCATGCATTACAAGTCATCATGAAGCGACTGTTTGATGACACCATTCACGAGCTGGACATCGTACGGCCGGTAAGCTGCCAATGCGGATGGAGAGGTGTTCAAGGAAACTGGGATCGACATGTCTCCAATGCACGTCATCAGCGGTGGGTAACTACCGAACGTCAGCGGCTGTTCAATATGGCGTTGGCATCTGCGCGAGAGAAAATCATTTCGCGCCGAGAGAATGGAATTGTCTACATCGATGAGATGCATGAAACACCGGAAGTGAAGATTGCAAGACAAGAAGCGATTACGGAGGCGGAACGGAACGGTGAACGAGTTGTATTTGTCACTGCGCGCGGTGAACAGCTCTCGTGGTTTGCTTGAATGTGTTATTTGCGTCGTATTGTCTTATTCTTCATATTCTTTACAGCTGTATTCTTATCAATATAAAATACTTGTCCTTTGTGGGTTGGACTCATACTTTTTTTATACGTCTTTTTTATCTTTCGTTTCGAAGACACTTCTTCTGGTATCGTTTGTGGGGGGCCTTCACGGAAAAATTGCTGCAAGTGGAATAAGATGTACTTACTGATGATTTCGTCGATTTCGCGCGGGTTCACTTTCTGGTGATGTGATCGCTCATCGTATTCAGCCATATCAATATAACGCATGAAAAGATTGTACAATTCAATCGATATGATCTGCTTTTTAGCAGAAGAGGATGTTCCGGTGATAATTGACGGAATGTTGATTTTATCAAATACGTCACGATATAATGCACTATTCAAGAATCGGACAACGAACATCTCGAAAGGAATGAACGAATGATAGGGTTGAAGTTTGATATAATATACACGTTCGTCTACCATTTTAGGATGTTGTACGTCGTCTAAGAAACATATATCAATATCGGCGGGAAGACGCGAACATCGAATGAACTCTTTTACCGTCTTTTCGGTAGTTGTTCTTTTTGGATAACTCGACAGATGTTTTGATCCATCATCTGGTTTAAATCCGCCGATGGTATGGTCGAATAAGGGGGGGATGATTGCTAGACCATGTTGGTTGTTTGAATGTGCGCGAAGTTTGGTTTCGAAATACTGTCGAATATGTGCGACCCATTTATCCGGGCCCATGTTATTTGTGTAGATCATGACTTTACTACAAGCACCCGATTCTTTCTTTTTTCGTATATAATCGAGTATTCGTACCATACTTGGTCGTATAATCTCTGGGTATAAATCAACTAAATCATTGAAGTAACGATACATGATACCTGGTTTGTTGAAATACTCTTCTAATGCATGACCAAAAATAGAGAACTGTGAGAAGTTGCCGAGTGTTTCATCTACATCAAACACAACGACTTTATGTTTCATTTTTTATGTAGTTATATTATACGAGTATAATTATTCATGAAAGAAGAACCGTTGTATACGGATAATGATATTGATGAAGATATGAAACTAACACGTAGCGATTATATGAAAATACTTCATCATTATCAACGTGATCATCCGAGAGGTCGTAAAACAGCTTCTGTTAAACAACGTGCTCACCGTATTCTTGCTGAAAAACTGTGTAAATGCATCAAGTCAAATGGTAGTACAATTGAAGAAGGGCGTCGAATCGGGTATTGTACGCGGTCTATCTTCAATTCGAGGGGTTTACGACCACATGGGTTTCGATGTAAAACAAAAACGGGCAAACTACGGCCAAGAATGACTCGGGATGTTACGAAGTCCACACGGCGTGTGAAACTGAACTAACGGTCGTCGCCGTCGCCGTCGCCGTCGACATACTCAACTGCCCGCAGTATCAACAGTTCTTCTTGACTCAACCTTTGAAAAACAACATTTAACTCAAACCGAATATTAAATACAAAACGTTTGACATTTCGAATCGTCACAATATGTACGCCTTCTTCTTGATTTTCACGTACGCGAAATAGTGTACCGCCAAGTGTAACATAAGGTCGCGTTTCGAGAGACCGGAGTGGAATCCATCGTATCAGTTGGTTATGTTTAAGATCATACGGGTTTTCAATCACCCGATACATACTCAATTTACGCTCGAACTCTTCCATTTTCTCCGTTGTAAGGTTGAGTGACGAGAGAATTTCATGGCGTTTCGCGGTGATTTTCTTCATTGTCATATTTGCAATCGTGTTATTCTCTGTCTTGTTCATCGCAGATAATATCGCATTAATATCAAGTGGAAATGTCGGTTCATCCAATACGGATTGAAACAAGTCTTCATCTGAATCCACTGCATAATCAGTATCTTTAACGCTAGGGTGGATTCTCGATTGTTCTTTGGCTGGAGGTGATGTGTCAGACTCGATTTCGCTATCACTGCTGTCGATTGCATTGTCGTCGTCGTCATCGTCGTCCGTTGTCACGTCTTCTTCACTCGCGCTTTCATAATCGTCGTCTTTGTGTTGCTGTAGTAACGCCACAATGTTCAATTCTTCGTCCTCTTCTTCTTCGCCGTATATAGCCGGTTTACCGGACCTTGACTGCGATCGAGACCGCGACTGAGACCTCGACCTCGACTTACCACGCCCAACTGATGGACGCATATACTCTAGATCCACGACAACGGTTTTCTTCATTGTGACAACAATATATAGATACAGTATAATCTGTTTATTATACATATGAACGCAATTATGGGAAACATCATTCACGGATTCTCCGTGACTCCAGCACCCAAAACG